ATGGCACAACAGGATAACATTACACTGACATTATATCCTTGGGACAAAGGGCAAGTCAGTCAACGAGCACTTACTGGATTTTATAAAAAACAGGGATTTAAACCACAAGCCAAAGGGGCTAAACACATGGCATGGGAACCCGCACAATGAAATATTCAAACGGCTTTATACAGATGCTTACAGAAGGTGCACGTACACCACACCCCGAGGATTTTATATTCCAAGGCAGTGATCAAGCATTGGCAGTTGTAGATGCTATGGCCAATGCAGTCAGTACTCCAGAAAAAGTAACAATTAAATGGGACGGCAGTCCTGCTATTGTATTTGGTCGTAGAACTGCTGACGGTATGTTTACAATGAACTACAAAGAGTACATTGGTAATCCTGGCGGACAAGTCACAAGTGCACAAGAATTAATTCAATACTTTCAACAAAACAACAAGAATATGATTGTTGCTGAAAAGCTGGCTAAAGCATTTAATGCAGTGGGCAGTATTTGCCCCCCAACATTTAAAGGATTTGTTCAGGGCGATCTAATGTGGACCGATCCTGGTACTGATATTGTAGAGCATGATGGAAAATTTGTATTTAAAGCAAATCCCTACGGTGTTACTTATAAAGTAGATGTAGCAAGTCCGATTGGTAAACAGATAGCGGGCAGACAAATTGGACTAGCAGTTCATAGTGCTGGTACTGATATACAGGCCAGTGCTGATACTCCTCTAGTGGGTCGACACACAATGAACGGGCTAGAAGGCTTGACTGGAAGTAATCAATATATCACAGTATTCACAGGAAATATGAATACTAAATTTAAAATGAAGACTCCGGTAAAATTAATTGATGCCGCAAAACGTGCTATTAATAATTTTGCAGTCAAAGGCGGAAATGAATTTTTAGCAGGATTAACAGGCGCTAGTAAATCTACCCTGCAGACATACTACAATAGAAAAGTCAGTAAGCAGGCAGTAGATGGTAATTGGTTGCAGGGTAAACTAACAAAGCCCCAGTTTGCAGTATTTGCCGCAAAAGAAAATAAGCCTATTGTACTAGCATTAGATGAGGTTTATTCAGCAATAACCGCAGTCAAACTAGCACTTTTAGCCGAATTAGAGCCACAAGTTGGTGGTATAGAGCAGTGGGTAACCCCCGGAAAAGATGCGGCACCTATTCCTAAGGGCGAGGGATTTAATATAGATAGTCCTGTGGGCTTTATTAAACTAGTAAACAGGGGCGAATTTAGCGCCGGCAATTTCGCAGGAAGATCATAGGTTTTTTGCAGAAATGCTAAATAATTACATGCAGTCCTAGGACTCATTATTTTTTAAAGGAAAAAGAAAATGGCAATTTTTACAAGAATTAACGGTGACGCATATGGCGTAGTTAACGTTGACGCAGGTCGTTACCCAAGTGGTAATACATACCCAATCAACACAGGTATCGCAGCTCCATTAGTAGCATATAAAGTTACTCTAGCCGCTGGTACTCCAAGTGGTGCATATGGTAATTTGGCAGCTGAATTGACAACTGGTGGTGCAGTTGAGACAATGTTACGCTATATTGAAGGTAACGCTACTATCCTAGCATATCAAGTTGATGCTGGTACATCTGGTGCTGCTCAATTGAGCGTATTGGTAGAGCGTAGTGGTTGGGCTTCTGACACAGCACTACAAACTTTCATTGGAACAGGTGCTGGACAATTTACACCTGCTATTGGTGGTAACATTGGTGCTACTGGTAACATCTGGGTAAGCTCAAACAGTATCACTGTTAGCTCAGCTGGTGGATTGAAGTTAGCTTAATAGTTTTTTAACTATAGCAAAAACCCACTACGGTGGGTTTTTTCTTGACTAAATATTCGCATGCAGGATAACATACAAATTTATACGTTATATACTCTAGTGGATATTACCCCCACTAGAGTAACTCGTGGGATAGATAGTCTTGAGAGAGATCAACAACGTAATTGGGAAACAGTCTTACAGACAGTGGGATTAGTAACACAACCTATAACTCTAATAGATCCCCACTACGTAGAGGTCGACACTAAGTGGACTGAGTTTGGCGAATTTTATGAGGGTGAGCATAAAGTTTGGAGTTGGCGATTTGCTGTAGAGCACAGTGATGTTTTTGCTCGCGGTGAGAATGAAGTCGGAATACTTGAAGAATTATTTGAACAAGTACCTATTATCTGTGGACTAGAAGAAACTGCACGGTTTATGTTGCCCATATTTCATCCCTATGGGGCAATAAAAAACATATACTTTACTAGAAATACATAAAGTAATAAATACTACTTGATGCTCAGGCACCACATAGGCATATATTAAGGCTCACATTAAGGCATATTTTAGAAGCGTCGTATAACCACGAGAACAAAAATGGCCGGAACCGATATTGAAAAGAAAAGCCTGGAGGCGCACGTTGAGTTATGTGCTGAAAGGTATAATAGCTTGGAAACAAAATTAAATAATCTAGAAGGTCGTATGGACAAACTAGAATCGCATCTGTTAGACATCAAAGAGAGTTTAACAGAGAAATCTGATGGTCCATATAAAACAATAATCACAATCGGAACCAGTATACTTGGCGTAATGATCGCAGGTATTATAACTCTATTAGCAACCCATTTCAAATAAAAATATGCGAATCGTAGAACTCTTAAATAACGTTACACTACCTATTACCAACGAAGAAGCAGAAGTGTTGGACTTGTTAAATGACCGCAAGGAAATACGCAAGGGTGAATTAGATGCTCGCCAACAGATTATGGCAAATCATTTGGTCAATAAGGATGTGTTATACAGAGTCAACGAAAATGGTCACATCAGCTACAAAAAAAGAATACGCTAAACAAGCACGAGACGTAATAGAACTCACCGCCAGATTCCTTGGCGAATGGACTGAACAACAAGTCCAGCATATTGCAATAACAAAACAAACCCCTTATATCTGGCCTTTAGGCAATAGCGGATATGCTATCGGAAATCAGCGTGTCCTATCAGATCACGGGTACTGGCAGTTACAAAATTCAGTACACGAAAGAGTGCACATATTCGACAACAAACTCAGTGCAATATTCTATTGCCTTTGCGAACAAAAGGGCTATACCAAGCTATCAGAATCCATCAAATCTGCAGATGCAGAAGTTATGAAGTTTAAAAACGATGTGATTCACTACGAAGCCAGTATGGAGCGGGCAATTAAATCCCGAAAATCGGATAGCATAAATATTTGGAGTGCACGATTGTTTGATGCTAGATTACGCCTTAAAACCGCGAATAATCATTTGAAGAAATCTTTAACAAGTGCTAAATATATAAAATATTGGGAATAATAACACCATGCGATTATCAGAAATGACACACCAGCCTAGAGCTAACAAAATTAACAAAGTAGTTGAAAGCCGCTTTGGATTTAAAATAGATTATGAGAACCTAACGTTCAAGAAAGCCTACACGTTAGCAAAAGGAATTACAGAGAGCCTTAACCAAGTTAAGCGTTCGCACAGTGCTCACATGATTCAACAAAATCCTAAATATATGGAATTGTTGATGGTGCGTGAAAGTTTGAATCGTTGGATGGTAGAGAATAAGCAACAACTTATTACAGAGAGTGAGATGGCCAAAGCAGAAGCAACATTGGCCGCGAAAGATATGGTTGATAGCATTCAAGACATGCTAGAGAAGATTGGTAAAATGCAGAACGAACAATTGCCTGCGCTCCTAGATACAATCCGTGACCAAATAGGTGAGCAACAAGCAGAAGCTTTCAAAGGATCTGTGACACCATTACTACAACAACTATGGCAACAACTAAGCGATGGTCGTTCAAGTGCTGACAATGCAGCACGTGCATTAACTGGCGAAGCTACCCCGGACATGAGTATGGGCGGTATGCCAGCTGGTGACATGGGCGGTATGCCTCCAGAGCCTAATGCGGCAATTCCGCAACCAGGTGGTGAAGAGGGTGATGCATTTAGTGCAACAGATGCTGCCGCAGGTGGTGCAGAGGAACTAGGCAGAGATCGTAGATAATGCGTTATAGAGAATTTGCAAGACAAATAAATGAAGGTCCTTTGGACAGTCCCGAGGACATTTCAAACTATGATGACGTAAGCTCACATGTTGAAGATGATGCTGATCATGAGTCATGGGCTACACTAGCAGATGTATTACGTAGAGTGCAGGCAAATAGTGAACACGCAAGTATCCCAAAGATTTCTGTTCCCGCTTTGGTTAATATGGTTAAAAACGCAGGCTCGGAAGCGTTCAACAAAGACATATTAGAAAAAGCCAAAAAAGTAAACAACGCAAAGGGACATCCTGCGTTGGAATATATTCAAAGTACAATTGATAAAATTGAACCCAATGATCAAGGAATTGATTATGTGTTTATTAATCCAATTGAATCGTTTGATGACGGCACCGGCGAAGGTGGTATTGAAGGTGGTGATATGACTGCTGACAAGGCCGCAAGTACAGTTAGCCAAATGGCCAAACGTGCTACCAGTTAATCAAATTTCTTGACAATACCCAATAAATAATTTATAATACTTAACTTAAGGAGAGTATCATGAAGCGTTTCCTATCACTATTCGTTTTAACATTAACACTAACTACCAGTGCTGAAGCCTGTTGTTATCGTGGCGGGTATTACCATCATGGTTATTATGGTGGCGGTGGTTGGGTAGCTCCTGCACTTATTGGTGGAGTAATTGGTTATGAGCTAGCCAGACCCCCTGTCGTAGTCGAGCAACCAGTTATTGTGCAACAACCGCAGGTAGTTGTTCAGCAACCAGTACAAGTAGCACCTCCTCCTGTGGGTTATCACTACGCACAAATGGTGAATCCACAAACCGGGCAATACCAACTAGTATTGGTGCCAAACTAAAATGAAACTACGTAAATTAAGAAAGAAACTATACAAGGCCATCTTTGAGCGTAACTTGCCCAAGGAGAAAAAAGTATGGTTTAAAATTCTTAAAAAATCAGTTAAACATAAGCACACAGAAGATATACGCTAATGGCCTATTCAGACAAAGTTATCGATCATTATGAGAACCCGCGCAACGTGGGTTCTTTCAACAAAGACGAACCGGGCGTTGGTACAGGCATGGTAGGGGCACCATCGTGCGGTGATGTGATGAAGTTACAAATTAAAGTTGTGGATGGAGTGATACAAGATGCAAAATTTAAAACGTATGGGTGCGGTAGCGCAATCGCAAGCTCAAGTCTCGTTACAGAATGGCTCAAAGGTCGAACACTTGCGGAAGCAGGATCCATATCAAATAGCACAATTGCTCAAGAGCTTGCTCTCCCCCCAGTTAAAATCCACTGTTCCATTCTTGCCGAAGATGCCATCAAGGCTGCAGTAGCAGATTATAAAGCCAAATATGATCACGCTGACTGAAGCGGCCACAAACAAAGTTAAACGATTGTTGGCTAAACGTGGTGGTGTAGGAATACGTTTATCAGTCAAAACCACAGGTTGTAGCGGACTTGCTTATGTCTTAGAATATGTAGACACTTATCAAGCAGATGAAACAATTATTAATTACGCACAAAATGACTTTGTGGTTCTAGTGGACAAGAAGTCGGATGTATATCTAAAAGGCATGAGTGTAGACTATGTGCGTGAAGGATTAAATGAAGGATTTAAATTTAACAACCCCAATGAACGTGACCGTTGTGGTTGCGGAGAAAGTTTTAGAATATAATGATAAAATCTCAATACAATTATACACCAATTTCAAGAACCACAGTAGATGGCAAACGACATTATTGTTTGCCCGATGGTAGCAAAGTTCCCAGCGTAACA